GCTGCAGCGGCTCGGGAAACTGCAGTCCATTGACGGCGCGCATCTGCTGCAGATCGCCGGCCGCATGGAAACCGCTACCGGCGCGGCCTACGCTGCCTTGTCGCGCCAGTTCAGTCTCAAGCTTGAGGAAGTGGCACCCGCACAGGTCGGCGCTAGTGGTGGGGCACCGGTGACGCCAATGGACAACCTCGAGGCACGGCGCGCAGCGAAGCGGGCGGCTGCAGGTGGCTGAATCGCCATGGTTGATTGATCGGCTTCCGGCTGATGTGCGCCGGCCGACGTATCTTTCGATCCCTCCACGGATCGGCACGTACGGTGATGAAGCCGCTGACCTGTCTGCGATGTACGGCCGGCCGCTCGATCCTGAACAGATGATCGCCGTGGATGCGTTTCTGTCGTACGGTCCGGGCGGTCAGTCCGCGGCGCTTGAGGGTTGCGACATCAAAGTTCGGCAGAACGGTAAGACTGGTGGGGACATGACATCGGTTGCCATGTACCGGGTGTTTCTTGGGCCACCTGATCGGCTGATCTGGACTGCTCATTTGTTCAAGACGTGCCGTGAGGCTTTCGACGATCATCTGTCGTTGATCACGAATTGTGATGAACTGAGGAAACGGGTCAAGAAGGTTCGGCAGGCTAACGGTGAAGAAGGCATTGAGCTCACCAACGGCGCCCGGCTTGATTACATGGCAAGATCAAAAGGCGGTGGCCGTGGTCTCGGCGCAGGCACGCTGATCGTTGATGAAGCACTGTTTGTTTCTGGTGAAACGATGGCAGCAGTGTTTCCCACGATGTCAGCAAGGCCTGATCCGCTGATCCTTTACGGCTCAAGCCCTGGGGTTCCTGAGTCGAAGTTTTTGCGTGGCCTCCGTGACCGTGGCCGCGCCGGAGGTGATCTGTCGCTGGCGTATGTGGAGCATTGTGCGCCCGGATCGTTCCTCGATCCATCGTGTGAGCTGGGGGTGAGGTGCTCGCATTTACCTGGTGATCCTGAGTCGGCCGGATGTGCTCTCGACAACCCCGAATTTCAGATGCTCGCTAACCCGGCAATGCCACGCAGGATCAGCGCACGCTACGTTGCCGGCGAGCGCCGAACCTTGGATTGGCGGATCTACGCGCGCGAGCGGATGGGGTGGTGGGATGACCCCATTGACGCTGAAACAGACAGGATGCTTGACCTGCAGGCGTGGACTGCTCGCGCTGACCTCCGCTCGCTGCCCGGTGAGGGTGAACCGATTGCGGTGGCGTTCGACACGTCACCGAAAATGGAATCGGGGTCGGTTGCGCTCGCTGCGTTCCGTGATGATGGAGGTATCCACCTCGAGCTGATCCGGGTCGCACCCGGTACGGGGTGGATCGGCGCCTACCTGTTCGGCACGGGAAGTGCAGGGGGGCTGATCGACAGGATCGGGGTTGATGGTGTGCTGATGATGCCTACTGAATCGAACCTGGCGACGCTCGCGACAATGGATGATGACCAGCAATCAATGGTGGCAGTCATGCCACGCTCGGAGGTGCCGGCCGCTTCGGCGCTATTTGAGCGGCTGATGTCGGCGGTCACAGTGACGGGTCGGGTGTTGTCGGTTAGGTCATCACTCGATCCTGGGGTGGTCGACGATCAGCCGGACACGTTGCTGTTGTCTCACCTCGATGACCCGGTGCTGTTTGCAGGCCTGAAAGCTCTGCGGAAACGGCCGATCGGTGACGGTGGTTGGGTGCCAAGCCGATCCAATTCGTTCGCTGACATCTCGGGACCGTGCGCAGCAATAGCCGCGGTCAGTCACCTGATGTCCGCAGAACAACCTATGGACCCTAAGGCGGTAAGACTGTGAAAGATCTGTTGACGAGTGTCCTCGAGGTGTTGGGGATGCTGGCAGTGGTGTCTGGGCTTGCGTGGTTCTGGGCCCGGTTGCTGCCCGAGGGGTGGTCTCTGCCTGTGGGGTTGATCCTGTGGGGTGTTGGGTTGATTGGTGTGGCGTGGATGATTGGGGTCATGGATGAGACGTCGAAGGGTGGTGGTGACCGGTGACGATCCTTTTTCGACGGCGCCCGGTAGGCCGATCTGAGTCACGGTCAGTTGGTGGTGATTGGGCGCAGCAGATCCTTGCCTTGCAGCTGCAGCAATCCGTGGGGGGGGCTGGCCTGCAGACGACGTGGGGTAATCAGACGGCCGAACCGATTGCGTCGAATTTCGGTGGGCATGTCCTCGGAGGTCTGTTTTCGTCCGGGGTGGTGTTCGCGTGTGAGTCGCGTCGTGTGTCGATTTTCTCCGGTGCCCGTCCACGGTGGCAGAGGATTGCCGGCACCGGTGGGTCAGCGGAGCTGTTCGGGACCCCGGATCTTGAGGTGCTCGAGCGTCCTTGGGCGGGGGGTGTGACGGCTGATTTCATGGCGCGAGCGCTGTTGCACGCTGACAACTCTGGGAACGCTTACACGGTGCGCCGTGACAATGAGCTGATCCAACTCCGCCCTGATTGGGTCGACATCGTGTTGACTCCCCGGATGCTCCCGGTAGGGGAGGGCGGCGCACTACGGCAGGTCGGGTATCAGAAGGTTGGCTATTTCTATTTCGAGAACGGCAACCGGGGTTCCGATCCGGCGGTGTTCCTCCCCGATGAAGTGTCGCATTTTGCGCCGATGCCTGATCCGTTGGCCACGTATCGGGGGATGTCGCTTATGACCCCGATCATTCGTGAGGTGATGGCGGACAAGCTGAGTACGGATCACGGGATAGCGTTTCTTGAACACGGCGCGACCCCAAACATGGTGATAACCCTGCCGAGGGAAACCACACAACGACAGTTCGACATGTTCAAGCGCGCTTACCAGGAATCGAACGAGGGTGCCGAGAACGCTTACGGCACACTACTTTTGACCTCCGGCGCGGACGCTACCCCTGTTGGGGTGAACATGAAAGATCTCGACATGGCGAAACTCCGGGGGATCTCAGAAACCCGGATTGCTATGGCGTTCGGGATTCACCCGGTGGTTCTGTTCTCGTCCGAGGGTATGGCGGGTTCAAGTCTCAACGCTGGCAACTATCAAGCGTCCAAAGAGGCAACAGCCGATGTGACGTTCCGGCCGCTATGGTCCAACTTTTTCGGGTCTCTGGAAAATATTATTCCTCCGCCCCGAGGTGCCCGACTCTGGTACGACGAAAGATCGGTGCCGTTCCTCCGAGAGGACATCCAGAAAGCGGCGACCACGGCCGGCGCCGAAGCAGTAACGATCAATGGTCTGGTTGCTCAAGGGTTCACCCCCGAATCAGCGGTCGCCGCGGTGGTCTCGTCCAACTGGTCACTACTCATCCACACCGGGCTGTTCTCTGTCCAACTCCAACCGGCCGGCGCCGGAACAACCCCTGACACCGGAGGTAACTAATGGATACGTTGAAAGAGCTGCAGGTTGTTCGGGCGCTCAAGCGGTCACCGGAGGTCCGGGTCGCGGCTGATGATGCGCCGTCGGATGTCCTGGGTCAGCTCACCGGGCATTTCACTGTTTTTGATTCGTGGTACCGCATCAATTCGTTCTGGGAGGGGACATTCCTCGAGCGGACCGTCACCGGTGCGTTCACCAAAACGATGGCCGAACGTCGGGCGCAGATTGTGACGGCCTTCAATCATGGGTCTGATCCGCAGATCGGTGATAAGTCGCTGGGCCCGTTGGATGACCTCCGAGAAGACGCTACCGGTGGTTACTACGACATCAGCCTGTTGGACACGTCATATAACCGGGATCTGTTGCCGGCGCTCAAGCGTGGACTGTACGGCGCAAGCTTCCGGTTTCAGACGATCCGAGATGAGTGGAATGACGAACCGGAACGCTCGGATCACAACCCGGACGGCATCCCGGAACGGACGATCCTCGAGGCGAGACTCTACGAACTCGGCCCGGTGACCTACCCGGCATCCCCGGCCGCAACCGCAGGAATGCGTGGTCAATCTTCTGTCAGCCTCACCGATGAGTATTATCGTTCACTAGAGGACCGGACACCCGAAGCAGTGGAAACGCTACGGGCAAAGGTTCTCGACCTCCGCACTCTCCGAGGACTGTCTGCCGCCGATGGCACGGACACAACCGGTAGGGCCGCACGTAACACCGGGGCAGGGCCGGCCGAGACCACCCGCATCGGATTGTCGCCGCGCGAACGGCGCGCGTCGTTGAGCCCGTTGAAAATGTGAGGGACACCCAATGATTAAGACGCTGCAGGAACTCCGAGATGACCTCGAGGGTTTCCGTACCCAGTTGCGCGGGATCGATGCGGAAGCGGGGGAGAACGTTCTGACCGAGGATCAGCAGACCCGGTGGGACGGCATCACCCGATCCGTGGAGGAGACCGAAACCAAGATCCGGTCCGAGGAAGCTCGGACCGAACGGCGGTCCTCGCTGGCTGCGGCCGGCCGTACCACCGAGGTGGTCTCTGAGCGTGGTGGTGGTCCTGAGGTCATCATCAAGCGGACCGAATCGGTTCAGGACGTGATCGAGGATCGGTCTCTGTCCGGTGCGAAGCGGGTGAGTCAGGTTCGGTCGGCTCTGCTCAAGGCCAACGAGGACCGCATCGAGGGCCGGGAAGAGCAGGCCTATTTCGAGAAGCTGCTCAAGCGGCACGGCGGCAATGAGTCGTGGGCGGTCAACCTGCTGGCACGCTCGAGCGATGCGTACCTGTCCGGGTTCAGCAAGGCGCTGACCGGCCGTGAAATGTTGCTCGACAACGAGGAACGCGCTGCGATGGCGGTTGGGACCAACACCGCCGGCGGGTTCCTCGTTCCGACCCACCTCGACCCCACGTTGCTGCTGACCAATGCGGGGTCAAGCAACGCTCTGCGGAACAACCCCAACACCCGGAAGGTCACCCTGACCGAGGGTTCTGTGTGGAACGGTGCGACCACGGCCGGTGTCACCGGTTCCTGGGATGGTGAGCTTGTGGAGGTGTCGGACGATTCTCCGTCCGTTGCCCGTGAGTCGATCACCGTTCACACCGGTAAGGCTTTCGTTCAGGCCTCGATTCAGGCGTTCGCTGACATCCCCGGCCTGCAGTCCGATGTGCTGATGTTGTTCGCGGACGCTCGGGACACGATGGAGGGCGCCGCTCACGCGGTGGGCACCGGTTCCGGTCAGCCGCTGGGGTTGTTCACGGCGATCAACGCAAGCGCGTCGCTTCGGGTCACCTCGACCACCGCGGCGACGATCGGTGAGGTCGACATCAGCGCCCTGTACCGTGCCGTTCCTCAGCGGTTCCGGGGCCGGGGAACGTTCGTCGCCAACAGCCTGTACACCCTGGCTGTCAAGCGGCTCGGTACCGCGGTCTCGTCCGCTTACAGCGGTGACCTGACGATGCCCGTATCAGATCGCTGGCTGGGTCGGCCGGTGCTCGAGACCGACGACGCGCCGGCAACTCAGACCACCACCACGTTGGATCAGGAGATTGTTTTCGCTGATCTTTCGCAGTTCGTGATCGTCGACAAGCCGGGCGGTACCTCTGTGGAATTCATTCCGCAGATGTTCAACACGGCGAACAACCTCCCGGACGGCAGGAGAGGCTGGGTCATGTACTTCCGCGGTGGATCGGGGATGCCCGTTCTCAACGCTGGGCGTGTGCTGGTGGACAAGACCAGCGCGTAACCAGCTCGCGCATGACACACCCCGGGTGATCGAGGGTGTGTGATGGGGGTGCCAACGGTTCTCACCGTTGGTGCCCCCATCTACTGTTTGGGGTAACAGTCGTCATCAACTCTGGGAGCTATCGTGGCAATCAAGTCCGTAACGCACGCGTCACCGGTGAGCATTTCTCACCCGGATTCTGGCCAGTTCATCACCGTTTCTCGAGGTGACCAGTTCGATTCCTCCGATCCGATCGTCAAGCATTTTCCGTGGTTGTTCGCACCGGTGCCCGACATCGAGACGGATGCAGGCGGCCGGCCGATCGAGGACGCAACATCGTTTCCGGGCAAGTCGCGCCGGCCGTTGCGGTGACGGCTGATCGGGTGATCGTCGGCTTTGTCGATGATCACCATTGGTCAGCGTCGTTCGGAATGTCTCTGAGGGACATGTACCTACGGGACATCAGCGCCGAGTGTCGGATCATCCGGGCTGGTGGGGTTGAGCTCCGTAAGGTCGCCGGCACGATGGGTGTTGCTGACGGTCGCAACGAGCTGGTTGCGGAGTTCCTCGATCGGACCGACGGTGATTGGTTGTTCATGGTCGATACCGATATGGGGTTCGATCCGGACACGGTTGACCGGCTGATTGCGTCGGCTGATCCTGTAGAGCGGCCGGTGGTCGGCGGGTTGTGTTTCGCGTTGCGGCATTCCGGTTCGGGCCCGCAACGGTCGGAAACGTTCGGGATCGTTCCGACCGTGTACGCATGGGAGGACTTGCCGGACGAGTCGGGGTTTATGCCTCTGCCGGATTACCCGCGCGACACCATTTTCCAAGCTGGTGGCACCGGTGCGGCGTGTTTGCTGATCCATCGGCGTGCGCTCGCAACGATCCGGAAAGCACAGGGTGATGTGTGGTTCGATCCGATCAAGCATCCGACTGCGGCCGGTGGCAAGCCTCGAGGGTTCTCCGAGGATCTGTCGTTCTGTGTCCGGTTGGCCGCGGCCGGTATCCCGTTGCACGTTGATTCGCGGGTGAAAACCTCGCATCACAAGGGACCCCTGTTCCTGACTGAACGGATGTTCCTCGACCAGCAAGCCCGCGCAGTAAATAGGGAATTGGTGCCCGAATGAGTCTGACGTTTACCCGGCAAGAGAGTCCGTCTGTTTCTCTGACGATCGGTGGTGTCGATCAGTCAGTGCCGAACGTCTCGGCGTTCGGCACCACGGCCGAATGGTTGGCCTCCGGGCATGTCCTTGGGGTCGCCGAGATCGGTTGGGATACCACCACCAACACCGTGGTGGTCGGCAACGGGGTCAGTCTGTTCGCAGCGTTGCCGGCAATCGGGACCGGTGTCACCGGTGGTGTGCAGGTGATCCTGATTGACACGGTGGAGGACCTACCCGAGGGCACACCGGTGGGCACTGTCGTGGTGACCCGCGCATGACCACGCTCACCGGTGCGCCGGTCACCTCGACCCAACCGACGCTGATGGTTACGGTCCCCAACGGTGTCACCACCAACATGGGGGCCCTGTTCACGGTGGCCACTGCGGACGGCAACGATTGGGACCCGGTGCCCGCCTCCGCCGGTGCCTCGTTCACCCTGCTTGATGACCGGGCAGCCACGAATATGCGGGTGACCTTGTGGGCTGGCACTGGTCTGGCCGCGGGGGCACCGGTGGATTTTGTGGGGTCGGTGGCGACTCAGGCGACGGTCAACCACGTGTATTCGGACGAGTGGGCGCCTCGAGCTGCAGGGATTGCACCGGCGATCAGGTCGGGTTCATCAGCGGTATGTGTGTCGGGGTCGGTCGCTGCAGAGTCGGGGGGGGTGGTGTTGCTGGTCAGTCTTGAGCGGACCACGGCAACCGGCACCACCGTGGTCTCTGCCGTGAGCTCTGGCGGTGAACCGGTCACTACGGTGTCGTTCGCCGAAGCAACCGGCACCGTGACATCGACACTTGTTGCCCGGTTCACTGCCAGCGCGAGCGCAGCACGGACAGGGACCGTGACCTACTCGAGCGGTTCGGGGAATGGGTATGCGGCGCTGATCCTGACCGATGTGCCGGCCGCACCGGTGGGACCGGAGGTCGGCTACGTGGCCACAGGTGGTGGTCTGGAGACTGGTCACGCGTATGTGGTGGGCACCGGTGGTGAGCTTGAGGTGCCGGTGGAGGTGAGGGGGTTCTCGCCCGGGTATGCGTCTGTGACGGCAATGCTCGCGTCGCCGGTGTTCCGGATTGCTCACCGGGGAGGGTCTGCCGATTGGCCCGAGATGACTGCGCACGCTTACACACAAGCTGTGTGGTGGGGTGCCGGTGCCCTTGAGATCTCGGTCGGTATTACCTCCGATGGTGTCCTGTTCGGGCTGCATGATGAAACGTTGGACAGGACATCCGGCACAACGGGTTGGGACCCACGGACCCACACGTGGGCGGAGGTGCAAGCGTTCACGGTGGCGCCACCCGATGGGTCATCGACGGTCGCCGGCAAGCCGTACGCGCGGCTCACGGATCTGCTTGACCTGTACACGGATCGGGTCGTGTTCGTTGACCCGAAGTATCTCAACCTGTCCCAACGCGCGGCACTGCTGCAGGTCATGGCGTCCAAGCCGAACGCGGTTGACCGGTTCGTGTGGAAGTACTTCGGCACAGCCGAGAACATCGCTGCACAAGGGAAGTCTGCAGGGTTCACGACATGGGGTTACTTCTACGAAGCAGACGATTACGTTGCCAGCGCTGCGAGCTGGGACATCCTCGGTATGGACTACTCGGCATCGGCCGGCACGTGGACTGCGATCACTGCCCTAGGTAAACCGGTGATCGGGCACGTGGTCACCACGGCCAATCAGGCGAATCAGGCTGTCGCCCGTGGCGCGGTGGGTCTGATGTGCGCTGGTGTCAAAGCGATCATTCCGCGCGCATGATGAGTGAACCTAGGGAAGGACGATCATGGCTTACGCAACACTTGCCGAGTTGAGATCTCAACTCGGGATTGTGTCGTCAGACACGACACGGGATGCGCTATTGACGCAAGCTCTCGACTCAGTGTCAGAGGCAATCAACCACGCGTGCGGACGATCATTCGAGGCAGCAACCGGCACGGCAACCACCCGGATCTACCCTTCACACCGTGTCCAGCGTGTCGACGGTGGCCTACTGATTCCCACCTCTGACATCGGGTCATCGACTGGCCTGCAGGTCGAAAGCCGATCAGGCGGAGGTGAGTTCTCTACGTTCACCGGTGATGTGGAGCTCTGGCCGCTCGAGGACGTGGCCCGGGGTTGGGCCGCTACCGGTGTCCTGATGTCCGGCGCATCGGTCGCAACCGGTGCCGGCGCGAGGATCAGGGTTACCGCTGATTGGGGTTGGCCCGGTGCCGTGAACGCGGTGGTGAAGCAGGCAACTTTGCTGCAGGCCTCCCGGATTTTCAAGCGGAAGGACTCACCCGAGGGTGTCCTCGGTTCCGCTGAGTGGGGTGCGGTCAGGGTGTCCCGGGTCGATCCTGACGTCGATGCCATGATTCAACCGCTTCGACTTGATGTTGCGTTGGTGGGCTGATGGATGTTCAAGCATTGTCTGTGGCGCTCGCTGCAGCGGCCGGTACGGCAACGGTGCCGGCGACCGTTGGGAAACTCACCTCTTTTCCGTTCACTCCTGATTCGGTTCCGGTGCCGTGTGTTTTCGTCGCCGAATTCGATGTCGATTTTGATCTGACCATGGGTCGGATGGACACACTCGACTTCACGTTGCGTGTGTTGGTCGGTCGCGCTGATGACCTATCAACGGCGTCCGTGCTGAACGGCCTGTTTTCCGGTGCCGGCCCGGGGTCGTTGAAAACAGCGATCGAGTCGGAGCGGCAGAGTGAGGCTGATGGAAAATCTCTCGGAGGTGCCTGCGACGATTACCGGGTGACCAGGATGCAGGGTATGAGGTGGTATCAGCACAACGGGATCAGCTATCTCGGCGGAGAGCTCAAAGTCAAAGTAATCGGAGGTGAGTAAGCGTGTCCAAGTTCGTTCTGACCGATTGCCGGTTGTTCGTTGCCGGAAGTGACCTTACGGGCGCATCCAACAAGGTTGAGATCTCGACTGAGGCGGAGGTGAAAGAGACCACCAACTACGGGTCCGGGGGGTGGCATGAAAAAATCGGTGGCCTGAAATCGTCCGAGTGGAAGTCTGCTGGTTACTGGGAAGCCGGTAACGCGGGAATGGTCGACGAAACAGCGTGGTTCAATCTCGGGTTCGTGGTGCCGATCAGCGCCGTTCCTCGAGGTGGTGGCGTGGTTGGTGATGTCGCCTACATGACGCAAGCTCTGCGCCCGACTTACATGCTCGGTGGCAGCGTTGGTGATGTCGCACCATGGCAGAGCGATGCACAGGGATCGTGGCCAACGGTCAGGGGTCAGGTCATGCACCCCCCCGGTACCGCGCGCACCTCAACCGGCACCGGAACAGCGGCCCAACTCGGCGCCGTGCCGGCCGGACAGGCGCTCTACGCGGCATTGCATGTCCTGTCTGTTGCGGGCACCTCGACCCCCACGATTACTGCTCGGGTCGAGTCTGACGACAACGCGTTGTTCACCTCCGCAACAACCCGGCTCACGTTCACCGCGGCGACTGCCCGATCAGGTCAGATCCTCCGGACGGCCGGCACGGCGATCACCGATGACTACTGGCGTCTAGCGTGGACGATCAGCGGTTCTACCCCTTCATTCCTGATGTCGGCCTCGTTCGGCATTGGTCCGATCTGATCAAAAGGAGTTATCAGTCATGGCAAAGCGCGTTCTCACGGCCCAATTCACCTCGTTGTCAGGCACCGATCTTTCAGCGTTCCTCACCTCGAGTGAGCTTTCGCTCGAGTCGGAAACGAAAGAGATCACGAACTACGGTTCCGGAGGCTGGAAGGAGTTCCTTGGAGGGCTCAAGTCCGGTGAGCTGAAACTCAAGTTTCTGCAGGATGTTTCAGCGTCACAGATCGACTCGATCATGTGGCCTCTGCTGGGGACCGTGGTGACGTTCGCCGTTCGGATCGACAACGCCGTTGTGGGTACCAGCAACCCGCAGTATGCGGGTTCGGTTCTGATCAGCGCGTGGAACCCGATTGAGGGTTCCATCGGTGATGAAGCGTCGGTGTCCGTCAGCTATCAGACCAGCGGCGCTGTCACCAGAGCAACAGCCTGATGTCCACGGACGGAGTGCCCCCCATTGAGCTCACGGTCAACGCTGATGAGCTGCGTGATTTCGCGCGTACCCTCGAGCGGCTCGGTGATCCTAAGCCGCTACGCCGTGAGCTCGCGAAAGAGTTGAGGGGGGCACTCAGTCCTGCTGTTGCACAAGCTAAATCAGCGATCAGCGGTGGCCTAACGCACACCTCACAGGCGAACCCGTCACCTGCTCTGGGGCCGTCGATTGCCCGGAACATCCGGGCTGAGGTAAGGCTGTCGGGCAGGGTGACCGGTGCCAGGGTGAAGGTCAAGAAAACACGCAACGTCCGCGGCTTCTTGAACGCACCGAAACTCACCAACCGAGACAAGTGGCGCCGACCACGATGGGGCCGCGCCGGTGATTGGGTTGAACAGATCGGCCGGCCCGGTTGGTTCGATGACGCTATGGACCAAGATCAAGCACAATACCAGCGGGCAATGATGACCGTCCTAGAAAACTGGGCACGGCGGATTGCCCGCGCAACCAGGTAGGGAGCACACACACCATGTTTCTCATTTACACACCGGCTGATGGTGAACCGCAGAAGATGAAATATCTTCCGAACCGGATGCTTTCACCCGAGACGGAAGCTATGGAACGGGTGACCGGCAAAAACTTCACACAGATCACCCAAGAGATTCTTGCCGGCAACGCTACGTGCCGGCGCGCACTGTTGTGGGTTCTGCTCAAGCGTCAGCATCCGACATTGAAGTTCTCTGATGTGTCGTTTGCTTGGGAGGAGATCAGCTTGCAGTACTCGCGTCAGGAGTACGCGCGGATGATCTCACAGGCGAAAGACAACCTCACCGGTGACGATCTGGCAAACGCTGTTTCGGCGCTTGAGGCTGATATGGCAGACGCTTACGACGATTCCGAGGAGTCGGGAAAAGTGCACTCGCCGATCGCCGAATGAGGCAGCTAGGTAATGCTGCCCATCTTTTGGGGATCGGCGCCCGTGATTGGGACACCATGACCGGGGAGGAAGCACGGCTTTACCTCGATTGGCTCGATCAGTGGGCCGAAGCGAACAACAGCGAAAGAGACTGACATGGCATCCGATACGTCGATGGTTTTCAACCTCATTGCTCGGGACCGGGCAACCGCGGTGGTCCGGTCAACGGCGCGGCGTGTCGGTCAAGCCGCTGCGGTGGCGGGCGCTGCAGGTGGTGCGGCGCTCGCCGCTGGAATGGTCGGCAACCTCGAGGGTGAAGCTGCAGGCGACCGTGTAGCAGCATCGTTGGGGTTGACCCCAGATCAGCAAAAGAACTCTGGCGCTGCAGCATCCAAAATTTTTGCCGGTGCTTACGCGGGCAACATGACAGAAGCGTCAGATGCGGTTGGTACGGTGATGTCCTCCATTAAAGGGCTGAAAGGCGCCTCAACAGAAACAATCGCGTCGGCAACGACAGACGCGCTCAACTTCTCAAAAACGTTTCAGACAGACGTTGCATCATCAGTTCAGACGGTCGGTGTGCTGATGAAAACTGGTCTCGCGAAAGACAGTTCAGAGGCTTTCGACCTGATGACCGCGGCATCACAGAAAGTGCCTGAGGCGTTGCGTGGTGACCTTTTAGCTGCGGTTGACGAGTATGGGAAGCATTTCGCTGACCTGGGTTTCAGTGGTGAGCAGTCTATGGGGATGTTGGTGAAAGCGTCGAAAGGTGGTGCTGTTGTTCTCGACAAGGTTGGTGACTCGCTGAAAGAGTTCACGCTACTCGGTACCGACATGTCTGAGAGTTCACAGGACGCTTACAAAAAGATCGGCCTATCAGCGAAAGACATGGCGGCTGATCTTCTGGCTGGGGGTGACCGTGCCGCTAAAGCGACGCAACAGACTGCAGCCGGATTGCTGGCAATCAAAGATCCGGTTGAGCGCGCGAATCAGTCCATTGCGTTGTTCGGGACACCGCTCGAGGATCTTTCAGTGCAGCAAATCCCTGACTTCCTCGCGGCGCTCGCGGAAGCACCTGCAGGACTTGCCGGGGTTGAGGGTGCGACTAAGCGCATGGGGGACACTCTCAACGACAACGGGCAAGCCCGCATTGATGCGTTCAAGAATTCGATGCAGGTCATGATGATGACTGCCGCATCGGTTGACGGACCGTTGGGCACTGCTGCTGCAGGCGTGTCAGCGTTCGGAGGTGACGCGCTCGCCGGCGGATCTCAGATCGGTGTGCTGGTCATGGCAATGAGGGGGTCTACGGCTGCAGCGTCGATCATGTCTGCTGCGTCAACGGTTGCCTCGTTCGCGTTGCGGGGGGTCGGGTTCGCCGTCCGGTTTGCGCTCGGACCGATCGGGCTGATCATCATCGGGGTTTCGCTCGCTGCGGCCGGTCTCATCTATGCGTATAAGCACTCGGCCACGTTCCGGGCTGTTGTGCAGGGAGCGATGTCGAAAGTTGCCGGCGCGATCAAGTGGTTCGGGTCTGCAGCTAAGTCTGTGTTCAATTGGTTTCGTGGTGCGTGGCCTGGCTTGAAAGGCACGATTCTTAACCCGATCAGTTCCGCGGTTTCAGGGGTGCGGAACAAATTTAACTCGATGGTGGGGTTCGTTAGGGGGATGAAGGGGAAGATCAGCAGTTCAGCGCGTGGCATGTGGGACGGCATTACCGCGGCATTCCGTGGCGCCATCAACGCCATTATTGGTGGGTGGAACCGTCTTTCGTTCGGTATCCCCGGTTTCAGTGCCGGCCCGATCAGCTACGGCGGGTTCAAGATGTCACCTCCGCAGATCCCCTATCTTGCGAATGGTGGGATCGTGACGAGACCAACTCTCGCGATGGTTGGTGAGGGTAAGCAGGATGAAGCTGTGATCCCACTTGACCGGCTAGACAGGATGATGGGTGGTGGTGCGACACGGCTCGAGGTGGTGGGCGGTGGATCGGCTATGGAACAGATGCTGGTACAGATGATCCGTAAGTTCGTGCGGGTCAATGGTCGTGGCAGTGTTCAGACTGCTTTCGGGAGAGGGTGACCACCGATGACGTTCATTCAGGGCACCCCTGGGGTTGGGACAACACCAACCCTTGATTTCACTGTTCCGCCCGGGGTGACCTCCGGAATGGTTGGTGTCATTGTGTTTTCGTTGGCATCGGGCACTGATTGGGACCCGGTGCCGTTCAAGTCCGGTGCCACGTTCACCCTCGTTGATGATCGGGCAGCGACCAACCTTCGGGTGACCGTGTGGTCAGGTACCGGTCTCGTTGCCGGTGATGTGGTTACCGTGTCAGCGACGATCGACAATCAGGCGAACGTGTGGCACCTCTACACGGACGAATTCACCGTTGATGTTCCGACGCTCGCGGCCGGTGTCAGGGGAGGGAGTACCGCGGTAACTGTGTCGGGTTCGGTGACACCTGATCTGGGTCAGACTGTTCTGGTCATTGCGTCGGAACGGACTACGGCAACGGGTTCCGTGGTGTCGTCTGTGGTGTCGAGTGGCGGAGAAACGATCACTGACCAGTTGTTCTCGGAGCAACCGGAGACCGTAACCTCAACGTATATGGGTACTTTCGTTGCGAGCGCTGCAGCGTCTAGAACGGTGACGATCACCCATAACAGTGCGTCGACCAACGGATATTGCGCCGTGGTGGAGGTCGTTTCGGCTGCAGTACCGACCCCGGTACCTCCGTCTGACTTCCCTAACGAGCCGCTTGCCGTTGTGGTGCAAGCAAAGTTCGATGGTACGAACTGGACTGACATCACTGATGATGCTCTCGTTCGTTCACCGATCACGGTCAAGCGTGGCAAGAGTGATGAACAGTCGAAAGCTGAACCGTCGAAAGTTGGTCTGACACTGCGGAACCCGGACGGTCGATACTCTCCCCGTAACCCGTCAGGTCCGTACTACGGGAAGATATCTCGCAATACTGAACTGCGAGTAGGGGTCAGCGAATCGTCAACATGGTTGGACTGTCCTGGCCCAACCGGTGCGGTTACGGTGGCGCGGTCAGTGTCGACCCCGGACCATGCCTCGCTGGACATCACCGGTGATCTCGATATCCGGTTCGATGCTGATCTCGATTCCTGGCACGAAGATCTAGACCTCGTTTCCAAAGGTGTTGAATCCACTAACCAAAGGTCGTATTGGTTTCGGATCAACGCGGACGGTCTGTTGTACCTGTACCGGTCTGTGACCGGCACGAGTTGGTCCTCTGCGGTTTCTACACGGTCGGTACCCGTGGTGAGGGGACGTCTAGCGGTCAGGGCAACTCTCGACGTCGACAACGGTTCGGGCGGGCGAACCACAACGTTTTACACGGCGCCAACGATGGCAGGGCCCTGGGAGCAACTCGGGTTGACCGGTGTTGGTACCGGGGTCATCAGCATTTTTGCTAGTACAGCGCCTCTGGTGGTTCTCGATAACCCAACTATCGAAGCAGGTTTCAGCCGTGCCGTGAGGGGCAGGGTTTACGGTGTTGAGGTCCGTGACGGGATCGGTGGGACGGTAGTCGCCGGCCCGGATTTCACTACCCTGACATCAGGTGATGCCTCGTTCACAGACGCACCGGGTAGGTTGTGGACGCTCAACGGGCCGGTGAAGATCACCAATCTTGACGTGCGGGGGCACGGTGAGGTCCCTGCGTGGCCTCAAAAGTGGGATCTGTCAGGGAAAGACGTGTGGACACCGATCGAGGCTGCAGGGATCACACGGCGCCTAGGGCAGGGTGCGGCGCCGTTGTCGTCGCCTCTGAAACGAGGCATGACCTCCGGTGCCCTGTCCGGGGTTGTCGCTTATTGGCCAGTGGAGGATCTTGCCGGAGCGTCGGTGATCTCGACGGCTCTTGCCAACGGGCGAACAATGAGCTTGGCAGGTGATGACAACACTACGTTTTCTTCCTCGGAGGTCATTCCGGGTTCGGACTCGATCGCCGTGTTGGGTGATAAGTCATCGTGGGTTGGTTCGGTGCGGCCGGTGACGGCTACGGGCAAGCTGCAGATGTGGTGGGTGATGCAGTGTCCTGCAGGTGGTCTCACCAATAATGAGGTGCTGATCAGTCTGGCGACAACGGGCACCGTTGGTACAGCCAATGTCACTTACTCAACAGGTGGGAATCTGCGAGTGGTGTTCGTTGATCCGAATACTGGGTCGACGATCGGGACGGTAGGGCCGTATGCGTATGCTGCGGACGGGTTGGCGGTCAAGATGTCGCTAGACCTGACTCAGAACGGTTCTGATGTCGATGTTGAGCTGAAAATGCTTGTCCCTGGTGCAAGTGGTGGGGTTACGGGACCCGGAACCATCAGTAGTAGGACGGTGGGCAGGGCGGTATCGGTAGAGGTCTCTCCGGGCGCTGGCACCCCTGATCTACACATGGGGCACATCAGTGTCCACACAACGATCTACAGCCTGTACGCACAAGGCAGAGAGCTCGCTGGTTGGGTTGGTGAGGTGATGGGCCGGCGCATCGAACGGTTGTGCTCTGAGGAAGACATCCCGTTCCGGCTGATCGGGAATCTTGACGCTACCGTGCCCGGTGGGATCCAAAAGTCTCTGCCGGTGTTGGAGTTGCTGCAGGAAGCTGCAGACGCTGACGGTGGGATTCTGGCCGAGAGCAGAGACGATCTGTCGCTGATGTTCGTCCCGAGGAAGGCGCTGCAGCAGGATCTTTCACCGATGGTGTCCGTGCCGTATGGGTCGATGGTTGAGCTTGACCCGATAGAGGATGATGAGTCGACACGGAACGACATCACGGTGATTCGAGATGGTGGGTCATCGTTCCGTGTTGAGCAGACAACGGGGGGCATGTCGACGTCAGCGCCTCCTACTGGGATCGGCCGGTATCAGGTCTCTGAGACCTACTCTCTGGCATCGGATGCGCAGTTGCCGGATTACGCGCATTGGCGTCTGAGCCTTGGCACCGTGGATGAGTTGCGTTACCCGAGTGTGGGTTTCGCGCTTGAGCATCCTGACATAGCGTCTGACGCCGTGGTTGTTTCGTCTCTGCGTAGAGCTGATCTCGGGCAAAGGTTGGAACTTACGGGCCCGTTCCCTGCCTGGCTACCACCCGATCCGGTTGACACCATCATCATCGGATCTGAGGAAACGCTAGGGGTTTACGATCACTCGATCGTTTACAACTGCGTACCCGGTGAGCCTTACCGTATCGGCATGTGGACGGGGGGTGCCGAACATCGTTGGGGTGGTGAGGGTTCTACGATCACAAGCTCGATAACGACTACTGCGACAAGTGTTTCGGTTTCGTTCGGTACCGGTGTTCGGTGGGTCACCGATCCTGCAGAGTTTCCCTTCGATGCCCGGATCGGGGCGGAGGTGGTGACCGTAACAGCGATCACCGGCACAACTTCACCGCAGACTGCGACGGTAACCCGTTCGGTGAACGGGGTTGTGTTGGCGCATCCTGCCGGTACATCGTTCGATCTTGCCTATCCTGTTTACTACTCGGTTTAACTGAAAGGGGCATCACCGTAATGGCTTTCGCCGGTGAACAGATCAACTCATCAGACGTTTTCGGAATGGTCGACTTCACTCCCGTATGGTCCGACCTCACACTAGGTACCGGTGCCGTTAACGAAGGGTGGTACCAACGGATTGGAGATCTCGTCACGTGGGGGTTCCGTACTCAGATCGGTACCAGTCCCTCGGGCACCGGATCGTCCTACCGTGTGGATCTACCCGTGGCCGCATGGGTTGGTGGTGGGTCATCGCTGCAGGCAGCAGTAGGCGCTGGCATCTACCGGGCAACCGGCACAACGAACTGGGTACTAGTTCCGTCTGTGTTCTCGTCATCAGGCCTGTCAGTTGCGTTCACCGTTGGTGACAGTGGAGGTGGCCGCGCGTCATCGACCACCCCTGTTGCTGTTGCCTCTGGTCATGTCATCTCGGCGAGCGGTGTTTACCGGGCTGCATAGGTCTACTGTGGGGACCACGGCCGGCCCGGTTGGTGCTCCCCATGCCCCGGCCGCACAGGGTGCCCCCCGAACCCCCGTTACCGGTGGGCACCCGCTACCACTCGCGGGTGGTCCGGATCACCAACGGCTCTGCAGCTCGCGCGCGAGCTCGGAGCTGGTTGCCGAGAACCGCGCCGGCCGTTCGGTTGCAACTGCGGTGCTCGGGTTGGGTGTTGCTGATTTGGTTGGTTTCCTCGATCGTCCACCCCAGTTGTGCAGCGATGGCGGCTGAGGTGATGTGCCCAACGTCCAACGATGTGTCCTTGCCTCTGGCCCTGCTGATCGGCCGGCCGCACCGAGCGCACGCTAAAACCCTGCCTCGACCCTGCAGTGCTTGCCAGTACTTGCGAGCTCGCGACCATGACGCGTGATGGTAAATGCTGCTGCCTGCCATCCACCCATCATGACGCGCGCCTATTCTGGGGTTCGGACGAGAGGAAGGTGGACGACTGGTGATGCTCACAGGGCTCGCTGATTGCTTGCGAGCTGCAGGACTCAGAGTTATTGAACAACCAGGGTGGAAAACCCGTGGTCATGGTCAAATGTTGGCCGTGAGGGGTGTGACCGTGCACCACACGGCATCGGGACGTGGCACCGGTGACACCCTGGGGTTGAGCACGGTTCAGAACGGCAGAGGTAGCGAACTTCCGGGGCCGCTCGCGCATCTGTACCTCAACCGGTCCGGCGTGTTCTACGTGGTTGCTGCAGGGTTGTCGTATCACGCTGGTGTGTCGCGTCGATCCGATCAGACCAATAGCTACAGGATCGGGATCGAGGCGCTCGCCGAAGGGTTGGGGTGGTCTCAGGACTGGCCTGCAGCCCAGTATGACGCGCTTGCGGTGGGGTGTCGGGCGCTCGCATCACGCTACGGGTTCCCGATCTCGGAGGTGCTCGGACACAAAGAAACATGTTCACCGGTGGGTCGGAAAATTGACCCCTCGTTCGACATGGTGGAGTTCCGGCGCCGTGTCGCAACCGCCACAACGGATCAAGAAAATGAGGAAGAGGACATGAGTTTCAAGGACAAGCACAAGCTGACCGATGCTGACGTCCGTGCCTACGGGCAGGCAGGACTCAAGAAGGGTGACGAAAAGTCGTTCGGTGAAATCGTCCGGTTCCCTCCCGCGGTGGCCCGGTTGCGCCGTGAGCAGTCCGCTCAAGCAACCGCCACGATGAAAGCGGTCAAGACGCTGCAGGCCACCGTTGAATCGTTGGCCGTGGTGGTCCGGGCGATTGAGTCGGCGCCGGCCGGTGGCCCGGTGACCTCCGATCTTGTCGATCAGATCATGGCGCGGCTCACCACTGAGCTCGCTGATCTCGAGTTGTCTGTGTCGGTCGGCAACGACAACGACGATCCGGAGAGCTGACCCACTCATGTTCGGCTCTGTTGGGGTGCCGGTTGCCGGCGACATCGGGACGTGGTTTCTCCAGCAGGGCCCGGTGGGTGTCCTCGCTCTGGTGATCGGGATTTTCGGTCACCAACAACTCAAAATTGAGAGGCTACGTGGTGACAGGGAGCGCGATAGGGCAGATCTCGAGCGGGCACGTGCCGATGAGACCGCGGCCAGAGTTGTCGCTCTCATTGAGAGGATTCTCCCGTCACTGGCGGAATCGACCCGGGCGACGCAGGAGTTCCTCGACATCAACCGGAGTCGTGACCGGTGACCGGGCCGGCGCGAGCGCCGGTCACCCCACTTTCGAGGAAGCTATGGCATCGGTAGATGATTGGTTGCTCAAGCATCGGGCGCTTACCGATCAGATCAGACTCGAGGTGCAACGGTGCCGATCGGAGGTCCCTAGTGGCCAGTCCCATAGACCCAACGAGGAAGAGCACAGAGCAATTGGTGATTGATCTTGTGCAACAGGGTAATTCGATCATTGAAGGGCAAGCGAGGTTGTCCGATGCTGTGGCCCGGCAGACTCGGGCACGGCGTACCGGCAACGTGATCTCGGTGGTGGTGGTGCTCGCGTTGTGTCTGGCGTTGCTGGGGTTGTGGGACCTGCAGGCCCGGATGTGTCCCATGGTGGCTCTGTTGCGGCCGGAGGTGTCAGACTCGGCGCCGGCAACAGATCGGGCACGGGACATCGCGCGGACGGCTGACCGGTTGGCCGCGGACTGGCATTGTGACGAAAGGTGAGTGTGATGGTTGCTGTTTTCAAGGGTGAGGCTACGGCGGTCCTGCAGGCCCTCTCGGCCCTGTTGGCTCTGCTGGTGTCGTTCGGTCTGCCGGGGTTGACCGTGGATCAGGCTGGCCTGATTGTGGCGGTGGTCGCCGCGGTCATCGGGGCGGTCAATGCGCTGTTGGTTCGGCCTGTGGCGCCGACTGTTTTCACCACGGTGATTGTGTCGGGGTCGGCTCTGTTGGGGTCGTATGGGTTGAGTCTCGATCAGGGTCAGGTCGGATCGTTGACTGCGGCTGTGATTGCGGTAATGGCGTTGCTGACCAGGGTTCAGTCTGGCCCGGTGCATCCGGGCGAGTAAGGTTCTCAGTGTCTCGCCAGAGGACACACGGAACGGGCCCTACCTCCGCCGGAGGTAGGGCCCGTTCCTGTTGGTGGGGGTCAGTCTGTGTTGGTTGCGATGTCTGTGTACCAGTCTGCGAGCGCGTCTAGCTTGTCAGCGTGCTCTGGGTAGTCAGGGCTGATTTCCTGATCGTCATCGAGGATCATCCAACGGATTTTCGCTGCGATGCGTCGGCAGGCTCGGGCGCTGGCTACGGCTCGGTACAGCTTGAGTTCAGCGTCCTGACGCGCGTAGTCGGTTTCGTCGTCGCTGTAGCTCTCGATCAGTGCGCTGATCGCTGCCTGATCTTTCTTGGAGAACGCGGGTACGGCGGCGGTGTTGGGGCGGGGGGTGTGTGGTGTGTTCATGCCGCAAACATTACAAGCGTCGCCTGTAATTTACAAGCGTGGGTTGTATCCGCTGGTCAGGTGGTGCTAAGTTTCACTCATGACCACAACGAGAGCACTCGCCGCAGGAACCACTGTCACCGTGACCAGCCGTAAGGGCATGACCGGAACCATCGTTGAGTTCGTCCCGAGTGCTGGCCCGGGTAGCAACTTCGGCATGGGGGATCTTTACCTGATCGACTTCGGCAAGGGCCGTAAGGGGTACAACCGTCCCGATCAGGTTCAGGCCTGAACCACCACCACCACGGCACAAGGGAGACCCGAATCATGGAACCGATCACATCGAACTCGGCAGTACAGATGGGGCGGGTTGCCGCTGCAGCTCTGACCTCTGCAGGCATCGAATCGTCCTACCGGTATCCACACCTTGACCGTCAGGTAGTCGTGGTGGCCGCTCTTGGAGGCCACTACGGCATCACACCGGTTCCGGTTGGTCGTGGGATGTTCGCTGGTTGGGCGGTGAACTTTTATGCCGCTGGTGAGCTGCACACGGCGCGGGGTTACCGGTATGACCGGATCGACGGCGCCGATCGGGCGGGTTCCGTTGCCGATCTGATGAACATGTTCAAGGGGCTGCTGAACGACTGACTACCTCCACCACCACCACCACACACCAACGATTGGGATAGAGCGATGAACAGAGCAACAGTGCAAGGACAGATCGACGTGTTTCGGTGCATGGCTGCATGGCTTGAGCGGCTGATGATCGTGTGGCAGCAGTTTCAGATCCACGGTCCGATCGACGTGAACCTGACCGGACCGAACGACGCTAAGCGCGTTGATCTGCATTTCATGCCCGGTGCTGAAAAATTGCATCTGGCCGAGACGATGGCGGAAACGTTGGGTCTGGTTTCGGAACCTGACACCGAAAGTGAGGGTTACCTGCATCACCATTGGTCAGGTAGGCACGATGGTTTCGAGGTTACGTTGTCTTACCTCGAGCGCATTCCCGAACCTGAACCGGTTGAAACTGTTATCAGGCCAACCGATTTCGATGCGTACGCATCTGATTCTGATTCACGGGCTGAAATGTCATCTCGCGCAGCTTCGGCGCTCGCTACCGGTGGTATCCCGTTTATCTACCGTCACGGGTGGACTGATCGAGAGACGTTGTTAGTGTCGCTTCCTGGCGGTGGAACTGCGGCAATCGTTCCGGCCGAGAGTCACTACGATGGCAGCATAAAAAAGTACGTCGGTCAGGGAACTCTGATAAAAAAGTACGTTGGATGGTTCGTAACCCATTACGGTCCGGGCGCCATCCTCGATGACCGGCCGATCGGCGAGTCTCCCGCTAAATGGGTTGGTACCAGTACCGAACTCGTTCAGTCCGTCGAAGCAATGATCAAAGGTCGGAGCATCCCCGAATGAGCGAAAACACTGACCCCACAACAGACATCATCAAAAACATTCGATCCGCCATGGCAACCAAAAACAGCAACCAGGGTGCCCTAGCTGCAGCCCTGAACCTCACCCAACAGTCAGTATCCGCCCGCATGACCGGTGGTGTGGTGTGGTCGGTCAGGGAACTCTGGTTGGTGTCGTTGCACCTCGAGGTTCCGCTGCAGGACCTTGTGCCCGACATCCTTGGGTACGCCGCGCGTCAGATCGGTGTGCCCGTTGAGTCCCTCACCGATGCTGTTCTCTCGGAGGTGGCCGAGTGATTCCGGCGCGACACGTTGGCGACCATGGCACGGTCCTCGCTATGTCAGCGAGACACCCTGGCAGGGTTCTGCTGCCCTATCCCGCCGATGCCCCCACTGTGGCGCTCCGGATACCTACTGATGTGCGTAGGCGCCACCTACGGGCGCTGAGGAACCGTCAAGCGCGACGGGTCGCTACCCGCATAGTCCTAATCGTTCTCGGGGTCGGTGTGCTGCATGTGCTGGTGATGGTGACCGTGGTTGCCGTGCCGGCCGTGGTGGCGTTCGGGGTGTCTGCCCTGTGAGCACATTAAAGAACTACCGAATCAGATGTGATCGGCCGCGCGCCGATCACCCAACCGATCAACACGGTGTGACGTTATGCATCGGATGGACGAATACCCCCCGCGCCACGCTGGCAGAGGCGCGGCAGGATGCGCGGATTGAAGGTTGGACGGTTGAGGGAGGAAAGGATCTATGTCCGATCACAAAGTGATCAAGTTGGGGTCGGTGTGCTCTGGGTATGGAGGCCTTGAGCTGGGTATCGGTCAGGTGATCGACACTGACCTGATGTGGGTAGCGGACTACTCGCCACCGACCCCTAAAGATCCGAGACCGCGGCAGGGTGCCTCAATGATCCTCGCGCACCGGTTCCCTGGTGTCCCGAATCTCGGAGACATCACCACCACCGATTGGCCGAATACCGCACCGGTAGACGTGATCTGTGGTGGAACACCCTGCCAGGACGTATCCGCGGCCGGTGCTCTCAAGGGGATGCGCGCCGGTACACGGTCCGGCATCTGGTCAAGCATGGTCGAAGCAATCGCCCACCATAGGCCGACACTTGTTGTCTGGGAGAACGTGAAAGGGGCACTTAGTGCTGGAGCCGATAGCGGTATGGAACCCTGCCCGATCTGTCTGGGAGACAACACAGGACGCTCTTTGCGGGCACTCGGCCGTGTTCTCGGAGACCTTTCCGAGCTCGGGTATGACGCGTGCTGGCAAGTTGTTCCCGCTTCCGCCATTGGTGCACCCCACCGAAGAGAACGCGTTTTCGTCGTCGCCTGGCCTACTGCCGACCCCAACTGTCGGAAACATACAGGGGGGCAACAAGAGTCGATCGGGGCCAAGGTCAGCGGAGTTGCTGCTGCCGGGGGTAGCGGCTCAGATCAGCGAATCGGTGGATCTATTGGGTACGCCGCGGGCGAGTTCACGGAACGGGCCGGGGAACTGGGAGGACAACACGCGTGGAACACGGGGAAGACTCGAGGGGCAAATAGATCAACTATTGAAGACTCCGACCGCTCAACTAGCAATCAACGGGGGCAGTCAGCATCCAGACAAGCGACGGGCGGGGGGGCCCGGCCCGACACTGGCCGATCAGATCGAGCAAGAGATAGCGTCCACAAAGATGCTCCCTACCCCAGTAGCGCGGGATTGGAAAGGAGACGGACCGGGTCAAGCCAACCGGAACAGCCCCAACATGTCAGCGATAGCTCAGCTACTTCCGTCGCCTCTGGCGACAAGGAACAGCAAAAGCTCTCGGACGCTGACCAGTTCGGCAGAGACGGGGGGGCAACGGCACGGGCTCGGGGGGCAGTCAGGGCCGTTGGGGTTGGAAGAGGTGGCGTTGCTGGCATCGGGAACGATTCCGGATCATCTGCCGGAATTGGATCTGTTGGGTTCCGGAACTCGCCGGATAGTGGAATCGCTGATGCCAACCCCGAAAGCAACCGATGGGACGAAAGGGGGACCGAATCAGCGGGGTTCGTCGGGAGACTTGACCCTGCCATCAGCGATGGTGGGGTTATCGAGTGGGGAGACTACAGGCGAGCTGTTCAGCGGTGGGAACGACTGTTCGGGAGAGTTGCCCCTCGACCTACCGAGCTAAGTTCCCGTGGTGGGCAAGTCCTCTCGCCGGTTTTTGTTGAGTGGATGATGGGCCTTCCCGAGGGGCATGTGACCGGTGTCCCTGGGTTGACTCGCGCGGATCAGCTCAAGGCGCTCGGTAATGGTGTTGTGCCGGATCAAGCTGGGTACGCGGTGTGGAGTTTGCTGAGGCATGCGCCGGGTTGGGTTCGGGATCGGTTGGGGATCGGTTGACACACCGATCGGTGGGTGCCATGTTTAGCGAACGGGAAAAATCCACACCTGTAGCATCGGAGTGCAACTGTGACCACCACGCACAGTGACCTAATCGCCGTTTACCTGATCTGCGGACACATCCTCAACCTGATCCCCTCCGCCGTCACCAACTGGGCCGGCACCAACGTCCCATGCCCCGATCCGGACTGCCAAGAGTCCGCTTACTACCGTGCCCGGCTCGACTGCTACCTGTTGGCCGGCAACAGTCACAACGACGCTGACCGGTTCGCCACCGACGACATCCGGAGGTGGCGCACCGCGGCAGAGGCAGCGACCTACCACAGGGCTCGCGCTAAGGCCCTGATGGTTCGGTCCGGAGGCGAGACCACCAACATCAGCCCGTTGGCGTTGTGGGCCGAAAAGGTGGTCGATCAGGGCAGGGTGCGGGTTGGTGTGGTGGTCGCACGGTCGGGACGGTTGATCGCCGAAACGTTCACGGTTCCCTCGGGACCGGGCACATGCGGAGGTGTGTACGTCACGAAACTGCTTGTCCCGTTTCGTGACTCGACCCCTTCACGGGTCATCGGATCAGAGGTCGGGATCACCATCGGGACGCTGGCAACGATCGCCGGTGAACCGGTGATCGTGGTCAAGGACTGGGAAGTCTGCAGGGGACCACGGAACCTCTGACCACCATCGGTGGGGGGTGCGCACGGCACCCCCCACCACCACCACGGCACGAACAACGGGAGGAACCCACGATGTCCACTGAGAGCGTTCTGGCCAGACTGCAGGCAGCAGAAGAGCAGATGACAGAAATGGCTGAAATCGCTATCGGAGCGTCCGGGCTGATCCAGTCTGCGCAGGAAAACGTGTTGGCCAGTCTGGCTACCACGATGGGTCAGAATCGGGATCTCCTGGCCGCAACACATCAGGTCGCCCGCGCAAAGCAGGCCCTGCAGGAATGCCACGCGGCGCTCAAGATGGCAGGTCTGAACATTCAGGACGCAAAAAACACGGTCCGCAAAGCCGACCTCTGAACCACCGAAACCACTACTCACAGAATAGGTTCACAGATTTATGTCCACTGAAATGAGCGTCGCACTGATCGTCGCGGCCTACGTCGTAGGGCTCTGGCTGGTGTTGCCGGCCGCAATGCGTGAGTGCGCACGGGTGATGGAACGGGATCGGAAGATCCGGCCCGTGGTCCGGCACCACCGTTCGCAGCAGGCAGTAGCGCCGGCCGCATTCGCCTCTACGGTTGACCCTGCAGACGGGTTGGGCGGAGACCACCTGATCAGTCTCGCGTGCCGTGAGTGCGGCTCACGTGAGGTTCCGCCCGTTGAGTCGGTGCCGTCACCTCCGCTTCAGTACCGAGATCTCGGGATCGTAGAGGTGGGAAATGAGTTCGTGCTCACCTCAACATGCCGGGCCTGCTGCAGCCCGTTGACCAGTCGGGAGCTCTCGCGAGAGACCGTGCTGTTTCTCCGGTGCATGGGTGCACGTGACCTGTCCGCGTTAGTCGATGAGTTCCTCGAGACTCTCTAACCAGCGAACGGGGGAACACAGAATGTCGCTTGTCGATGATCTGCGGTCGGAACTGCAGGAAACGCTGAAATCTCAACATCAGGTCACGTTGCATCTGATGAAAGTTGAGGGCCTGCTCTCACAGCTTGCGCTCACGTGTGAAGCGCTCGGGTTGCTCAATGCTCAGATGGAAGTCGAGATGATGATGTCCTCTCGGGTGTCCGGTACGGCGTATAAGCACATCGAGTCTGTAGCGGAGGTTCTCGGGATCATGGTTAAACGGTTGAATAAGTTGACTGATCTGTGATGAACGCAACCAACCGGATCGGTGCCTGCCTGGCACGTAAACGCGCTGTCATAACATCTTTCGAGTCTGCTGCCCGTGCGATCGAGCAACTAGCTGTTGCTCTCGGGGAGCTGCAGACGGACGCTCTAGAACTCAATGGGGCCGCCACATCAGGGCGGATCGAGAACATGATCGAGGAAACGGAGGACGCACAAGGTTGGTTGACACTGGCCTATGAAGTGATCACCGGCATTGAGACCAGTCTCCATGTCCTGAAAGACAAATGACCGCAACACAACACAACGGGAGAAACCAGAATGAGCAAGCTCGATGAAGCAACGGGTGCAGCGAACGCAATCAGCGAAGCAGCCGATCAGATCGCACAGCAAGTCATCGACCTGCAGCAGACGATCGAAGAAATCGTGTCGGTCGCCGAGGAAGCCGGTTTCGAGGGATCGGTGGCACGTGGGCAGGCTGTGATCGGTCAGCTCGAGGAATCCTCACAGATGATCGCTGGGTTCTCATCGCACATGCTCGATACCAGTACCTCGATTGCCGGCATGGCACCCGAGTGACATCCATCGGTGACGACATTGTGCAGCTAGCGCATATGGATGAGTCGCTCGCTGCAATGCGCAAAGCCGTTGCTGCGATGCAGGAAAACCTCCGGACCCATGATGCGGTGAACGTGTCGTTGTTCGGCGACCATGGCGCACGTCAGAGTGAGCTGCTGGGCAGGACGGGCGGTTACCTGAACGAGGCTGATCAACTGATGTTCGCCGCTCAAGCGAAGATCACGATTGCCTGGGTCGACTTGCAACGGGTGATCGGTGATCGTGCCTGATCTCATGACGTGGGTTGCCGTGGTATCGACCGCCAGTAGCACCGGGGTTGCCGGGTTCGCGTTCGGTTCGATCCACGGCCGGCAAATGGAATTCAACGATCGTCTAGCTAGGGACCGGGCCGACGCCGAAGCGAGGCAGAAGGGAGTGAAAAGAGCGTACGAATATGACCCGATACCGGCGCCGAAGGTGGTTCCGGGTCATGTGGAGCACGAGGGTTATTGCACTGAAAGCTGTTACGCGCGTAAGTAGCTGACGGCTTGCCGTGGTGGGGTTCGATTCCTCACCACGGCGCTCGCTCCCGACATACGGTCGGTGAGCTGCAGAAAAGGATGGTTCCGACTGTGAAGCGTTTCCTGTTGGTTGTGTTGGCGTTCCTGATCGGGATGTTGTTGTTCGGGGGGTGTGTGGCCGTGATGGCGGATCTTGCCTCGACCCCTACGGGTGTCAGTGATCAGCAGAACGACATCGACGAAACCGCCACCTCTGATGGGGGATCGGAGGTCAAGAAATCTGATCCTGGTGTGGGTGACGGCACGTGGGAAGTCGGTACCGACATCCGGCCCGGCAAGTACAAAACATCCGGCCCTGCTGATTCTGATGTGGGTTGGTGCTACTGGGAGCGCATGAAAGATCTTGACTCTGATTTCGGGTCGATCATTGCGAACGGCAACGCGGACGGTCCTACGGTGGTCCGGATCAAGAAGGGTGATGCTGCGTTCAAGACGTCGGGTTGCTCTGACTGGGTTCGTCAGTGACCTGCAGCGAGTGTGGCGAGACTGGTCACAACAAGCGCCGGCACGTGGGTGAGGTCCGCAACGGGGTTGCGCCTGATCTGCTGGACAGTATCGAGCCGACCCCGGTACGGGTTGAGTCGGGCGCTGATCTTGTCCGTGCGGCTCTGAAAGAGGCTGCTATGCCCTACGCCGATCGGCCTGCCGCGCCGATCACGCTTACCGGTGCTGATCCGGTGTCAGGTGATCCTCTGACCAACGTTGCGGACTACGTTGCACCCGATCCGTCAGGGTTGGATGAGTTTGTTGATCTGGGGAAGGCCACCGATGCAGGCGTATCGGCGCCGGTCACCCCAGTTGATCCGGGCGAGTGCGAGAACGGGAACTGCACAGTCTGTCAGTCTGGCATCGACCGTGACCGGTGCCCGTACTGCGACGCAACGGACAGGGTGCAGCGTCATCAGGTTGCCGGCAAGACTCCCATGACCGTGATCGGGTGCCCCGATCCGTGGCACCCCGTTGCGCCGCTGATCCCACCATGGCGGACATCGGCCGGCCCGGATCTTCCGTTGCGCATCACGGAACCCGGGGTTTACCAGTTGACCGCGGACGAGTATCACGATTCGGAGGTCACCGGGGAGTGGTTGTCGAATTCCGATGCCAGGCAACTGATCTCACCCGGATGTCCGGCTAAGTTCCGGCACAACCGGGATCACGGGGTCAAGAAACGATCGAACGCGTTCGACCTAGGCCACGCAGCACACACCCTCGTTCTCGGCGCCGGTGAACGGATCGTGGTTAGGCCTGCACAGTTCGACTCATGGCGCACGAAGGATGCGCAGAGGTGGCGGGCGGAACAGGAAGCGGCCGGCAATGTCGTGCTGCTGCCCGAGGAGTGGGAGACCGTCACCGGGATGGCTGCAGCGATCGACAACAACCGTTGGGCATCACGGTTGCTTCGGCAACCGGGTAGGCCTGAGGTGGCGTTGTTCTGGGTCTGTCCTGACACCGGGGTGAAGCGTCGGTGCATGATCGACTGGTTGCCGTCTGAACGGTCAGCTTCGGGTCTGTTGTTGCCGGTTGACTATAAGACGTGTGATAACGCTGACCCTGCTGATGATATGGAACGTCATATTTATAAGTACGGTTATCACCGGCAAGCAACGACAATCGCTGATGGAATCATTGCTCTCGGGTTGTCCGATGCGGTTGAGTTCTATCTCGTGTTTCAGGAGAAACAGAAACCGCATGTGAGTACGGTGGTTCGGTTGGATTCTGATTCGCAGAGGATCGGGCGGATCGAGAATCGGCGCGCGCTTGAGGTGTATGCGCGGTGTTTAGAGTCGGGTGAGTGGCCTGAGTATTCTGCTGACCCGGTTGTGATGGGTGTCCCACCGTATATTGCTATGCGTTATGAAGGGGAAACTGTATGAGTGAGTCCGGTGTTTTCCTGAACGTGAGGCAGCAAGAAATTGTCTCGCGTGTGGCCAACGGTATGAGCAATCAGGAAATTGCCGATGAGCTCGGAATGAGTTTGGACACGGTGAAATCTAGCCTCCGCGATGTCTATAAGATCATGCGCAGCAATTCGCGTGTTGAGCTGGCACTATGGTGGACCAAGCATGGTCGGGTTGTCCCGATCGGCGCTACGGGTTCACCGATGGTGTTCGCACCACCTCCACCCCCTGATCTGTTCATTCCGGCAAGAGATGTGATGTCTTTCATCATCCGTAAGCGGGATATGATCCGGGCCCAAAATCCTGCGTTCGGTTCACCCGAGTATCACGAAAGAATGGGGAAGAGAAAACTACTCGATGAACTAATCGCGCACATGACGAAAGGGGTAACCGATAATGGCTGACATGTCCAGCACCATTGTCATTAAAAGTGACCAGATGAATGCGGAGGACCTACCACCCCAACTGGGTTCACGAACATTCACGATTACTGGTGTCGACGTTCGGGACACCGCAGAACAACCACTGTGGATCTATTTCGCAGAGTTCGATCAGAAGAAACCGTTTAAGCCGTCCCTGACGGTCCGTAAGATCCTGCTCATTGCATGGGGGCCCGAAACAGACGATTGGATCGGACACCGGCTCACCCTGTTCACCGATCCTGAGGTGAGGTGGGCAGGCAAGGCAACCGGAGGTATCCGGATCTCGCACATGTCCGGGATCACGCACCGGATCGACGCAAATCTGTCGTCCACTCGGGGAGTGCGGAAGCCGCACATCATCGAACCTCTGCCGGCCGGTACGGACTCCCCGGTAGTGCTCGAGGGTATCCGGGCGGCAATCACGTGGTGGGAAGGCAGAGAGGTCACGGTGACCCAGCTAGAGCAGTGGTTGGGGGCACCGGTTGACCTCTGGGACGCGCGCTCGCTGGCTCGGTTGAGGTCGGCCGGTGACAAGGTTCACCGTGGTGTTTCATCGGTCGCTGATGTCCTGTCCGTGAGTTCATCGGTGCTGCAGGTCGACGACATCCCTACCGGACGGGTGCCGGAATGACCGATCAGGTATCGAACGATGACAACCGGCCTCAAGTCGGCCAGTACCTAGACGGTGGTGTCGTCATCCGGCGCGGCCTACTCGATGAGCTGATCTGCGAACTCGGTTGGGCGCTTTACGCCGATGAACTGGTCAGTGAAGTGCCGGGCCTGCAGCGTTTCTACGATGACGTGCTGACCCTGTACCCAGAGATGCGGCCGGCACCCGTTAAGCCACCTCGACCCCGTGTCAGCCTGCAGAAACCACGGTCCGTACCGATAACACCGGGCATGGTCGCTGACGCTGCAGCGAGGCAGGATCAGCGGCGCCAAAAACTGTCGGAGGTCACCACTGGTGCACCGGGTGACATCCAAACGTTCCGGGCCTTCATTACGTGGCCGAAGGGTCAACATCCTGGCGCCGATGTGATCCGTGAGATGTGGCTCGACCAACTCAAATTCATGGGGGGCCGATCGGTCGATGGTGTCTTTCTGACATCAGAACCCGCCTACACGTCCCTGATGAATCCGGGCACCGATGGGGCATTCATTGACGGTCTGGCTTACCGGGATCGGCCGGTGACTGACCAGTGATCATTGCCGGGTTGGACCTCAGTCTCAGCTCAACCGGTGTCGCCATCATCGACACCGACAGACACTTGGGGTTCAAGGTGTTTCGGATCAGATCCGCCGGCACCGGAAAACGAGGCGCCGAAACCCTGCTCTCGCGCCAGATCAGGTTGCAAAATATCGAGGATCAAGCCGCCAAAATATGGGCGACATACCTACCTGACGTGGTTTTCGTTGAGCAACCGGTACTCAGTAGTGCGAGCGCTTACGGGCACGACATCAGCGGTAATTGGTGGCGCAACGTATCGCGTATCTATGGGTACGGCATCCCCGTAGTTGAGGTCGGCAACCAAAAAGTGAAGATCTACGCCACGGGGTCCGGTGCCACCTCCGGCCCGAACAAGGTCGAGAAAAAACACATCATCGCAGCAGTGCAAGACAATTCCCGTTACGGATCGGCGCTCGCGCGTCAGGTCGACGGCGAAGGGTCCGATGTCTGCGACGCGTTCATACTCGCTGCCCTAGGTGCCCGGTTGATCGGGCAACCTGTGGAGCTCACCACACTCCCGTTCACACATGTGCGGGCAATGGAAAACCTGTCACTACCAGAAGGGTTCGCACTATGACCGTCACCAGAGAAGCAGGCCTAGACCTGAAACTCATCGGGCTGAGGCAAGCGCTCACAGCAGTCCCACCACACGCATCCAAGACGAAAACCGGTGATGAGGAAGCAATCAACCGGGTTCGCCTGATTTTTGCGGCCGGCTGGTTGTTCGTCGCCGCGACCAACGGTTCGACCTCCGCACTCGCCAGGGTCAGGATCACGGAAGACACCCGTGGTGCTCTGGGAGTCCTTGACCCGGACGACGCACCGATCCTTGTCGACCTGCAGCTACGCCGTATCAAGCTGCTGCTGCAGCAGTTCAAGCCCAATAAGTCGGAGGAAGCAGACCACCAACTCATTCACGTTGATCTGAACTTCACCGACCCCGAAGAGCCCGTAATCGACTTCACCGATGTCGGGGGCCTCTGGTCTGCAGGTGAGTCTCAGAGGTGGCCGCTCGAGCCAGCGCACGAAGGGTTCCCCGACATCCTGTCCATTGCCGGCACGGCACTTGAGCGCGCCGGTGAATCGAGGGGGGCAAAGGACCTGATCGCAGACCCCAAGCTGCTGGCAATGTTCGCCGCGTCGGGGAAGGCCTACGCCGCGCCAGTGCAGATCAGGGCAACCGGCACCGATGAATCCCGAGGGTTCCTCGTTGCCTGCGGACCGGATTTCATCGGGACCATTGAGTCCCGACACGATGACGATGGCGGTATCAAGCGCCGTGACAGTGCCCACCTCGACTGGCTGAACACCATCGGCCGGCCCAAGCTGAAAGCAGTCTGAAATGGATGATTTCGCAGAGGTTCAGGCCCGGGCCGAGAACAGGGAACGGTGGGAAACCGCGTTGGGTCTCACTGCCTCGTTGTGGGCCGGTGCGGGTTGGGAATTCGCGCATTTCAACGCTGACGCTGAGTTGCCGGTGACGGCGGTCAGGAACCGGCAGAAATTCGTGAACACCGCCGGATGGTTGTACGGGGTTCTGAACACGGTTCCCGAGGATCAGCCGACCCCGATGGAAGGCCCATCACCGAATAGTTTCCGCATCGTTGAAAGCGGAAATTTTGATTACCTGATGGCACTGGCCAGAGTCGCAGCCGAAAAATCAGTGGCAACTGTCATGCGTAACAAGCACCTCGACGCGATTGAACTGCAGTCGCCGAGAACGAATCTGATCAACCCGATCCCTTACCAGAACAACGGGTAAGTGTTCACCTGCACTAAATGTGGGGTCGAGGTGAAACCGGTGATCACCGTGAAAGGGAAAATCCGGGATCTCGACCCCACACCAACCGAACACGGCAACCACGTCATGATCACCACCCCTGCAGGTCACATCAGAGCCCTGATCATCACCGGGAGCTCTGAGGAACCCGACGGGCACCGATACCGGGCGCACCGGTGCCCACCACCACTCCCGGACGGGCCTCCCTGTGACACCTGCAGGCGCCCGATGAACCCACGTCAGTTCAGCCTCCGCACCAACCAGTTGCGTCATGCCGGATGCGAACCGGAGTTCACCGATCAGATCGAGACAGAGAGGAGAACCCAAGCCGCTAGGGACGCACGTAAGCGGCCGGCACGCTGACCCGTAATGTCAGAGGTCCACACACGAGATTGACGGGTGATGGGGCCGCACCGGACGAGTGCGGCCCCATCGTTGCCCGCACCTCTGACCACGGAAGAGGGGGCAAGCCCATGATGACAGTCCGACGGGTTGAGCCCTGCTGATGGGCGCAGGCAACGTGGCGAAGGTGTGCATCCATTGGCCTCACCTGCCGCATCCAGCGTTCAGGGTGCTCACACAGATGGCCGTGGTGGCTCTCGATCGGGACAACCCGCCCGTGTACTACGGGGGCAGGGATGCGCTTGTGAGGGTTCTAGGAAGGGGTGATGAGCCGACCGACGCGGACTATCAGGCGCTCAAGCGAGCGATTCGGGGCCTGTTGATAAGTGGGGTGGTAGCTGTGGATAAACATGCCGGTCCTGGGCATACGACCCGGTATTCGCTGCATCTCGACCCACCAACAGGTATCACCTAGTGACACCTGTTCGTCGGCAACAGGTATCACCGGGTGACCGGAACAGGTATCACCCGGTGACCCCCTAAGGAGTAAGAGGAATATGAAAGAACAGAGGACAACAACAGATCAGGCGCAACTCGTCACCATCCCGCGCGAGGCGCTCGCTGTGGATAACTTCCCGAGATCTTGGGGTTACTGGGTTGGGCGCACCGGGATCGTGCACAGATCGGTGTCATGGTCTGAGTGCACCGTGATGTGGTCCTCTCGGTACCCCAAGAGTTCGCAGCTTCCTGCCGGTCCTCGTTGCTCGAGCTGCTTCCCAACCTCTGAGGTCGCCCGCAGAGGTCGCACCATGACAGGTTGGCCACGCGATGACCGGCCGGCGAACCCGTGACACCCGGATCACCCGATGCGCTTGTCATGGCATGTGGGTATGGGACACGGAATGCCCCATCAGGGACGCTGGGGGCCGCACAGAGCCCGATATGAGGGCACGGTGGGCACACGGGCCCACCACCACCACCGTTAGGCCCTTAGAGAGCCACACAGAGCCGCAACGAGAAACGGAACCAAAAATGAGCAACCCGTCACCCGAACAACAGCTAGTCGCCCAACTCCGCATCCTGCAGCGCG